AAAAAAAAATGGGCGAATCGGCGAAATTTCTGAGATAGGCCAAATTCCCGGAAACGCCGGTCAAGGGTCGCGCACCGACCTCGACGAACTTCATTCCGCACTCAAAGCCGGCCTCACCAACACTGACTACGCAAATGGATACTTCAAGCTCTTCGTGCGATACCCCAATCTTGTCCAAAACTACCAAGTTTCGCAATTTGGAGCACGCACCGGCCTGGAAGAAACGCGCTGTACTCTCTTCATCGGGCCTCCCGGAACCGGAAAGTCAAGACTCGCTCACGAGTTCGGACGACTCTCTGGACTCGTCTTTCGAAAGCCTCCCGGACGATGGTGGGATGGATACAACGGAGCAAGAACCGTCGTACTCGACGATTTTCGAGGATCTTCAATGTCTTTCACAGACTTTAAACTTTGTGTTGACCGATACCCCCTTCGAGTGGAAATCAAAGGGACTTCATGTGATCTGGCGGCCAACTACTTCCTCGTCACTACCAATTCCCACCCCCAAGACTGGTGGGCACAAGAAGTGACCGGCTCCGACACTCGTGCAATCACGCGTCGCATCACAGACGTCTACTGGATCCCCGTTCTCAACGAATTCCACTACTTCTCAACTTTTTCTCAATTCCACGAGGCGGTCCACGTGCCTCGCCACGAAAACACCCCCGGCCCAGTCCTCTCTCCAATCATCTACGATCAACATGGCCTACTCTCGTCGCCGCTACCGCGGACGTCGCCGTCGCAAGACGTACAGGCGCCGCTCGACCCGTAGAATAAAGAACAGAGGCATGCAAAAAATCAAAACCACTCGCTGGCCTGTCAAGAATATCGGCGGGGACCGCTCCCGCTGCAAACTAAGATACGTCATCGGCACTCAATTTGACATAGCCGCGGAAGCGGCATCAAAGACCCAGAACCTCGCGATGAACTACGGCGCCGCAATCTCCGAATCCTATCCCATCGCCGCACTCAGCATCGCAGGGGTTTTCGGCCAAACGCCCAATCTACAAACAATGGCCGCGCTCTACACTCGATACCGCATTAGGGGTATCAAGCTCCGACTCACCTACTGGCAACAAACAGGAGCACCCGTCTTCCTTTTTACCAACGCCCAAACGAACCTAGACACCTTCTCCCAAGACGATACCGCCCCCGCGCCTGCCTTCGTGTCGCCTACAATCTCAACCCTGCCCGAGCAACGATGGGCAAAATACCGAGTATGCCAAATGACCGCCACCGGCGGCCGCGCTACCTCTCTCTCTGCATACTACTCAGTTAATAAGGTATACGGACCAGACAACACCGTACGCAACGACCACGATTTCTCCGGAGGTATGCGCATCGACACTCCATACTGGGGCTCCCCCGTGGTCACACGTGGCCCTTGGTGCCAATGGGGCATCGCCAACCTCTCCGGAGCTAACGGAGCTTCGACCGGCGTACTGAAGGTAGAAGCAACTGTCTACTGTGAATTCTTCGCCAAACGTGTCACCACATCATAAAATCTTTATTTTACTTCCTCCACGGATAAGCCCGCTTCTTTTGAGAACTCGCAAAAGCAGAGACCAGACCTTTGACCAGAAAGGGCTTCCTGCAAATCTGGCAATACTTAATTTGAGTTCCATCACGACGTCCGATGATAAAACCTGCAAGGACGTGCTTACAAGGCATCTTCAGATAACAATGACAAACCGCCGACCGCCGGGGGAGGACACCCACCACGCGAAGCCAAACTTATGGGACGGGGGTTTGGGGGCCCGTTGCGCCCCCAAGAAAAAAATCCGCCGCGGAGCAAAGGCGGCCCGCGGGCGGGGCCGTGAGGCCCAGGAGCCCCGCACTCCACTTTCAGCGAAATTCCCGCGAAATTTCAGTAGGGGAAAATAAAAAAAAAGTTGTCTAGGGGGGGGTCCGTTCCAAGGCCCGCCCAGTATTACCTAGACAACCTTGGAACACACATGGCCAATACCAACAATCCTGCTCGGCACTGGTGTTTTACCCTCAACAACCCCGAGATGTACCCCGACGAGGTCCTGGAGGACCTAGGGGAAGTCGACTACGCCGTCTTTCAACTTGAAGAAGGCGAGAACGGCACTCCGCACTATCAAGGCTACGTAATTCTCGCCCAAAAGCAGCGCCTAACCGCGATGCGCGCACATCTCGGCGGCCGCGCGCACTGGGAGGTCGCCAAGGGCTCACCGACGCAAAACCGCGAGTACTGCACAAAAAAAAATGGGCGAATCGGCGAAATTTCTGAGATAGGCCAAATTCCCGGAAACGCCGGTCAAGGGTCGCGCACCGACCTCGACGAACTTCATTCCGCACTCAAAGCCGGCCTCACCAAC